GATTTGGTCTAATTTTACAGAAGAAGCACTTGAAGAAATGTTTGTAGAAGATTATGTAGAAAAAGCTAAAAGAGCTAAAAAAATTAATAAAAAATAGTCTTCTTGTTTTGTTTGCTCATAATAAAAAAGTGCCCGGCTGTTAATTCAGTCGGGCCTTTTTGTTTCTTACCCATAGTGGTTATTCTCAGCGTCCTTGCCCACGATAAGCTTTAGGACGTGGAGTATGCTTATTAAAACTCTTTTTAGCACTTCCCCCTTTTCTCTTTCCGAATGATGTTTTGGTATTACCACCACTTTTATTATTCTTCGCCACTATAAACCTTTTGGTTGTTTATCTAATAGTATATTCAATTGAGTCTGCATCTTATTAACCATTAGTGATAATTCTAATAGCATAGATTTCAATTCACTCAATTCTCTTTCTTGCGATTCTATCTTTAATTCTAAATCTAATATACGATTTTTCACTTCGTTATTATCTCCAAACATTAGTCTTCTTTTATAGGTACGCAGTTCGGAACTTCTTTACCATCTAGGGTTTTTGTTCCAATGGATTCATATCCTTCCCAACATGCATCCTCTAAACCTGCTAATAGGTTGATACCTTTATATGCATCTTGTCTCAACTTTGAATTAACTAATTCGGTTGCACTCATATTGTTTCCTTTTCTCCAATATGAATAACATATAGCAGCTGCTTGGTCTTGCTCTTTACCTGCACCGATTTCTTCACCAATACAGCGACTGATAAATTCACTTTCTGTTTCTCCTTTCTTTATATTAACTGGCATTTTATTCGGTTTTATCTTACATTATATAATTTGTTTCCAATTTTGATTTTGTATATCGTAGTGAAATCAATTGTTCTCCAATTACCTTCCTTACCTAATACCTGTATATTGAACATATCTAATAATTCTTTTGTTGCACTTCCGCCGGCATCTCCACCTACATATGCTGCAGTGTCCCAATACATGTTATAGTATCTGTTTCTTCCTTTTTCAGTTGTCCAACCTACTCTAACAGGGTTGTTTACATCAGAAGAAAGTATCATTATTTGTGCTTCTTCTAATGAGATAGTTTCTCTAGCAAATTCTACAATCTTCTTATATACGGAATTACTTGTCATTCTTTTTCTTTTTTGCTACTTCGCCTGGATATGTTGAATTAGGAATAGAAGGTTGTGCTTCTGTTTCTGTTAATAATCCTAATTCTCTTAATTTATTTCTTGACCATCCGAGTCCGGCTTTACCGCCCCATGCATCATACATAAGTTTACCACAACCATCACCATAAGAGGTAGATGATTGTAAATCTTTTTCATGTCTACTTAAAAATGAATGCATGCGCTTTATCGTATCCACCGAGATTGCCTCACCCTTTGCTAACTGGTTTGCTCGCTGTTTTCCTACGGGTGTTCCGCAAGAACCCCAACCATTTTTATCTGCCCACTCTAATGCTCTCTTTGCATTATTCTTTACACCATCACCATAATCTGCATAACTTTCCATTTCAATTCTTTGTTTTGCTTTATACCTCTTATCTTTGCGTATAATCGCTTTTAATTGACCAAGGAATACTTCTGCCTCCTCTTCTGTAAACTCCTCTATATCCTTCTCTAATGCAAGTTTAACATCACTCTTTTGATGTTCAAACAATCCCTCTATTGAGAAACCATTGAACTCTCCACTCTTTACTCTTTCCCATACTTTAGGATTATCGGATGCATCGTATATTGCAAACCAACTTCCTTTTGGTAGAGTAAAACCATATAAGTTTGATTTATCTTTTGATGGATGTTCTACTATCCAACTCTCAACCATATTAATTCCTGAAGTTTTATTACCATGTTCCAAAGTGATTTGGTCTAGGAATTTATTCTTCATAAACTTTCTTGCAATCTTTTCAATTGTTTCAGGTTTGAAATACACATAATATTTAGTTCCATCATCTTTTAATCTTAATATCTTTTTGTTTGGGACTAACATGGGTCCTGCTATAAGCATTTTCTCGTCACTTACAGCAGCAAATGTATATTCTTGATTGAAGTAAACAAAATCTCTTTCAATAGCGGGAGCAGATACTAATGAGTTAGCAAATACACCATCCTCTTCATCTATCAAAACTAACTCAAATAATTCTTCTATGTTATCTTTCTTAATCATACTATTTAACAATTTAATTTGTGATTATCCACCACTAAAAGTAGCGGCATTACTTACACGTCTATCCATCGCTTGAGCTGAACTAACTTCTCCCGAAACCACATACGCTCTAATAGGTCTATTTTGTGCACTTGCAATTGTTTCTGAAATTTGTGTAGATGGATTCATACCACCCGTTGTGTTTATTTGTGGTGCTGCTGCTCCTGCAACTCTTGGTGTAGGTATAGAAGGTGCAGTCATTGCTCCACTTCCACCACCAGTTCCACCACTTGCACCTGCTTGTGCTGCCTGTTGTTTAATTTGTTGTATACTTTTTACTGCACTTGCAATCGTTGATGCAATACTTAATCCGGCAGATATAGTATTAATAGCCACCCACGGCATACCTGCTGTCAAAGGTGAAGCTGCTACTGATTTAGCATTTGCAATACCTGTAGATGCAATAATTTGACCTATTGCAGCTGCCTGTTGAATGATTACTCCTGCGATTGCTAATCCGGCATTCTTACCTGCAATCTGACCTAATAGAGAACCGAATTGTTCAAACAAACCAAGATATGCCATATTGATATCATGTTTTGCCTGTTGTGCTGCTTTCTCTGTTGCAATCTCTTGGTCAGATATCGCTCTTCTTGCATCTGCATATTTCTTACGAATTTCAGTTTTTTGGAACTCTGTAAGTTCTTCGTTTTGTAATTCAACTGCTTCCTGTTGTGAAAGAAGTTCTTTTTGTTGTGCTAATCTTTCTAAATCTTGTGCGAAATCTAATTCACTTTGTTTATTTGCTCTATCTAAATCTTCAAATTGTGCCTGTATATTATTTAGGGCAGTTTGTCTTTCTTCTTCTGCTAACTTCTTTTTCTCATCATTCTTAAACTTAAGTAAGTCGATTTCCGCTTTTACTAATTCTTCATTAGAGTTTGCATACTTAACTCTCATATCATAGAGAGCCTGTTCGTATTCTGCTTCATCTAATAAACCTTTTTCTTTCTGTAATTCTAAATCTAATTCAGCTTTACTACGGGCTTCTTCATTTGCTTTTCTTAAATCTTCTGCTGCTTTTTCTGCAATCTCTTTACCTTTTGCTGCAAAATCCGTATCAGATGCTAATTTATCTGCCTGTAATTTTGTTATTTCAGCAAGAATGTTTTTATATTCTGCACTACCTTTTTTCTCTAATGCTAAACGGTCATTAAGGTCTTTTAATTTTAATTGATAAAGTTTTTCAGCAAATCCTTTTTCTATATCAAACTTCTCTTGCTCCGTTGTTGCTACTGCTAGGGCTTCAGCTTTAAGTTTCTCTAATGCAGCCTCATCTAATTTATCCTGAGCCTCCATTTGCTTTTTCTTCTCTTCTAATGCATTCTTATTAGCTTCACCTCTTTCTTTAAGGTTTTCCTTTTCTGTTTTAGTTAATCGTTTACTACCTTCTTCAAATCTGCCAAATGCTGCTTTACCTGCATCCATTGCTGCAGGAATTGCATTCTTAATTTTATCATAACCTTCCGATACACTATCAAAATCAAGGGTGAATATACCTTTAAGAATTTGACCAACTCCAACTCCAACATTTTTTACTAAATTAAATAAACCCACAAGGGTTGAATAAAATATACCGATACCTTTTGTAATGTATGGTAATGCAGCGGTTGCTAATTCTAAAAATGAGTCAATCAGGGGTTCTAGTGCTGCAAATATACCACCAAGGATTTTTTCAAATCCAATCATTAATGGCTCTAATTTCTTTGTGGCACCTTCTACATTACTGAATGCTGCTACTAATCCACCGATTGCTGCAACGATTAAACCGATACCTGTTGCTTTCAATGCAGTTCCAAATCCTTTGGTTGCTATCTCAGCCTTTCTTAATCCACCAAAAAGTTGACCTAATGGACCAGGTGCTTCCTCTAACATATCAACAAAACCTTTAGCACCCGCACGAGACTCTTCAAGCGAGTCCTCAACATCTTTTATATTCTTTGAGATACGCTTGAACTCATCAGAACCGGCAGCAGTTTCTTTTAACTGCTTTTTAAGTTCTTTAAGTGCTTTAATTGAGGGTTCAATGTTGGAATTGACTTCTATGTCAATTTCTACTTTTTCTGCCATGAACTATTCGTTTTATTAATTTCCATGTTCCTTTCCAGGTTGATGGTAGTTCATATCTTCCTTTTGCAATATCAATTCTTTTTGACTCGCCATAATACTCATAGATGTTCAAAAGGTCTAATACATTTTTTACCATATACATTTAACAAATTAAGTTAAGGAAATAAGTGAAGGTATTCTGAATGTTCTCCCCAATAAGGATGAGATGTGTAAGTATTATCTTTTCTGTATATGTTAAAGTGTGAAGTAAAGTGTGAGCCGTGATTGATGTGTATCGCAGGATTTGCCGCATTCCATTGTTTCCTGTTCAGGGTTTGAGTTTCTATCAATCCACTATTAGTTGTAAGGGCATTCCCTAAAATCCCATGAAAGTGTTCTAAAGCATCTTCTATACGCATTGTCATTTGATGCATCGGTTCATCATTTTGTCCTTTGTGTTGCCATCCTTCTCTATTAATTCCGGCAAAATTTACATTTGTCCAAACTTCACCTCTATCAAATTCAGGGTAATCAAAATATCCAACAGGATACATTACATCATGCTCTAAAAAACTGACATATCGGTATTCACCCATAGTTTTTGCAGTGTAAATACATTGTAAGATTTGTAATAATTGATTAAGATGTGATGAACTTCTATTCCAACTAATAACTTCGTGAAATGGATTTGTTTCTATTCTATTCCAAACACAGGTAACAATATCTGCTTTACCTTCTGCTGCAATTTTTAAAGTTTCTAGTGATTTTATTACTGCAGGATGATTTCTTTGGTCATTAGAATACCATATCCCTAGCCTATCGGTAGTCGATTTTGGGTATGCAAATGTATCTCCCTCTCTAATATCGTAGGAAACCCCATTTATCTCCAATTTAAGCCACTTTACTACGCCAGGTTGAACATCACCTATAATTTCATTAGATGCTCTTAAAATCAATTTATCACCCCTTACAAGCGATTTTATTTTTTCTAAACAATCTACACCACCATATGTTGCATGTGTTATATTCATAATTTTCTTTTTGCATGCATTATTCCCATAATATTTAGGTCAGTTACAAACCAACCAAAACTATTAATGTTAGTTATTTCGAAACCAAATTCTGATAATTTTCTTTCTAATATTTCTTTACAAGTAGGATTATGATATTCTACACCGATTTCTTCTACTGAACTCCATTGCTCATTAGTCATTTTATCGATAACACTTTCATATCCTTCAATATCCATTTTAATTACTTCTGGTCTGTAAGTTTCAAACAATTCTATTAAATCCGTTTCTGATAAAATTGTTTTGCATATGAATGTATGATTAGGATATAATCCTTTTAGTTTTTGAACTTCACCACCATCTGCTTCTACTCCTATTACGGATTTTGCACCTCTACTAATAAAATATTCTGGTGTTGATTGGAATGGTTGAAATAACCAACCACATCCTAAATCCATTACAATTTTATCTTGCACATCCGATATATCACTCCAATGTTCTATTGGGTTTTCACTATGAACTACTTTTGTTTTCATATTAATACTGATTTTTCTGCTGTTTTCTTAACCCAATCCCAATAATGCCAACTCGCTGTTTCAATTTTTATATCCAATTCTTTTCCGTATGGAAATTCATTTTGATATCCTGCTTTATAAAATAATCCATTACTTTCTCCTGTTACACCCGCATTGTGCATGATATTCATTTTATGATAATCCATTTCTGATGATGTTCCCCAACTAAAATCAAATTCAGGTAAACAACGAGTTTCATGTCCTAATCTCCATGCACCCCATAGAACTGCCCACATATCTGAACACCATATTTGTAATTCGTGATATGATGGATTGTTTGCTTTTATCATTGTATTGAGTAGAGTTACTTTCTGAAATAATTCTTCACAATCTCTTTCTACTCTATCCCAATAATTCGCATCAATTCCTTTCATTAGATATTGTGCACCTATTGCATTCAATTCATTCTTTTCAATAATTTCTTCAGGCATATGCATTATTTCACACATCAAATCAATTACTTCTTGTCCTTTTCCTTTTATGTAAGAATGTGCAATATACCAACGTGTATCACTACCATACCAAATACTATCGTTAATTATTTCTTGCGAAATCCATTCACTAATTGGTTTAGTAAAAAGTATATCACAATCGTGATAAAATATTGCTTCAGTTTCTAAATGTGGATGATTTGCCCAATGCTGTTTTAGGATATTAGGTCTAATTGATGAAATATAATTACGAGTCTTTCGTGTATCATCATAAAAGAAAAATCTTGCAGGGTATCCATTTGCAAGTTTAGACCATTCTTCTGGTATTACACCATTAACTTTCCAGCAAACAATATCTACATTGTTTAGGTTTACACCCATTGCTGCAAAGTTATTTAACATTACTTCAACCTGCCAAGCATAATACTTTATTGCCGGTTGAGCACATACAAATCTTAAATTCCTATCGGGAGCTATTCTTATGCCATTCATATGCCATTCGTTTATTATTTAACAATGGCAAACGAATTTGTTTATGAACAAGCTCCATCTGTTGCTGTCACATAGATTGTAGTTCCACCTGTAATCGTTGCACCTGTTATTGTAAATGAGCCTGCACCTCCGTTTAAGTTTTGACAAGTTACATTACTATTAGAATCAGTAAATGTTATGTTTTGACCAGAAATATGGCCACCATAGTAAATCACTACATCTTGTGTTCCTAATTGTGTTGAAGAGAAATTACCATTTTCACCTGAAGGAACTGGGAAACCATCACCACCACTTACCCATGTCACACTTGTACCATTTATTGTCATATCAGTAATTGGAATATCCAATGAAGAATTTGAAATGTAAATATCAACCGATGCAGCAGTTGTAGTTGTTGTTGTAGGTGCTGCTGTTGTAGTAGTAGTTGTTGTACTTGTTGTAGTTGTAGGTGCAGCTGTTGTTGTCGTAGTCGTAGTACTTGTTGTTGTAGTCGTAGTTGTTGTTGGTGAACAATCAGGACATTCTGTTGGACTACCTGAACAAGCTTGCATACAATCGTATTCACCTAATAATCCACCAATAGGAGAATTTACAATAAAGTTAGTTCCTGCTTCAATACAATGCTTTCTAACTCCACCTGCTATTAAGTTTGGTGAAGATTGAGCACCACCACAATCTGTATATGTGTAGTTTATTGTGACGGTATCTTCATTTACTAATGTCCAACATTCGCAACAACCTGTTAATTGAGATACTTCGTTGTTGCAACTGCCTGTTAAATAGAATACTTTATTTCCAATTCTAAACCATTCAGGGCCGTAATGATTAAATGGTAAATCACAAATACCACTTATACATTGTGCATCATACAATAGAGTTCCATTTTGTAAAGTTCCTGTAAAGTATACAGAAGAACTTAATGCAGAACTACATGCATCTACTGATGAAGAACAACCTTGTGGTAATCCATCGTAAGTATCACAGAAGAAAATCAATGATGATGTTGTATTACAAAGTGTTGTTGTCGTTGTAGTAGCGGCAGTTGTAGTTGTTGTTGTAGGTGCTGCTGTTGTAGTAGTAGTTGTTGTAGTACTTGTCGTTGTAGTAGTTGGAGCTGCCGTTGTTGTAGTAGTCGTAGTAGTTGGCCCTATTGTACATCCTGTACAATCTGCACTTGTATTACAAATTGTAATATCAGTACAAGGTTCTATTGTTAATCCAACACCACTTGGGAAGTTAGAAGAACATACTCTAATACTTGCACCACCTGCCAAACTATCGGTAGTGTATCCATTTGCGCAATCGATATATTCATAAGTTAAACTTCCACCTGTTTCATTAAATATTAGATAACATAAGCAAGGTGCAGCTGTAGTCGTTGTTGATGTAGTGCTTGTGGTTGTTGTAGTACTGGTTGTAGTTGATGTGGTCGTAGTAGTCGTAGTCGAGCCTGAAACATATAATACACTATCAGATGGTTCTGACTCACATCCTGTTGAACATACGGTAATTATTCTATAATATCTAGACCCTGTCGGAGCTGTAATTGTTCTTGGAGAAGTACAACCTGCCGTATTATTTCCACCCCATGTTATATTATCAGCTGAAGATTGGATTGTAGTTGCGATACAACCACCACAAGAGCCCGTTTGGAATGCAATATTAATATTTCCACCACCAGCATCTGTAATTGATGTTATACTTCCTGTACAACATGGTGCACATGTCGTTGTCGTAGTTGTTGTTGTTGAAGTAGTTCCTACAACTACAATAACACTACCGCTATTACAAAGTGGACTTTTATCTACTAATTTTATACACGAAGAACTTTCAGGGTATTCAACATTAACCGTGGAATTTGGAAATGGTAAGTATGCATTTATACCACCTGTGGCATACAAATAATTAACACAATCCAAAGAATAAAATATGTCATAGTTTGGCCCTGACGTGTTTCCTTTTTCTGTTAATCTTATTTGTTTTGTTATATTAGCCATTATCTTCTATCTTATGTCCTTTAATCCAATTTAATTCTGTTTCTTCCCAATAATATACCCATTCATTATCTTCAGGGTATGGTATCGGTGCTTCCCAAATCCAACTCTCCTTATTTAACACCCAACTTGGAGTTGGTTGTGGAGGATAAAATAAATCATTCTCTCTATCATAAATAAATCCTGGACTTGCATACCATTGTCTAAATTGATTATCTATTGATGTTTCTATCCATTCGCCTGATAATCTCAATACATTTTGTATGTATTCAGCACCATTGTTTTTGTTTTCATCACTTAAAACAATAACATTAGTTACAATATTATTTTCTATTTTAGCAAAATATACCATATTATGAATTATAATTTCCGGATGACATAAATTGATGGAAAACTAAACTTCCTGAAATATAGACCGTTCCTCCAGTTCCTCTTTGAACATTTCCTGAATAACTAATCCATACAGAACCTTGGTCTCCATTACCACCTCTACCTGCACTAAATGTACCAGCACCACCACCTCCGCCACCACCAGCAAATCCTTGCCCTGTAGTTGCTGACATAGCTGTTGTTCCACCGAGGTTACAATTTGTATTCCCACCACCTTTACCACCCATATATCCGGCAAAGGTAGGAGAGCCTCCTAATCCGCAAGAACTTGCAACTGCTTGTGCACCACCTCCTCCACCGCCAGCTCCCCAATAAAATGAAGAAGTGATTTGATACGCAGGTATTCCAAATTTAATACCATCACCACCTGTTCCACCTCTATAATTACCACCACCTATTGCAATAGGTAAGGTTCCTGCATTTGCAGTTCCACCACCACCTCCGCCACCTCTGTTGGCTTCACCAGCAGCACCATTATATCCCATACTTCCTGTTCCTCCTTGTCCATTGTAAGCACCACCGCCTCCACATCCACCATCACCACCATTCGGTGTGGCACCACCGCCACCTCCGCCTCCGCCTAATGCGGTATATCCAAATCCAGAAGAAACGCTTCCACTACCACCAGGGCCTGCACCTGCAATAAATCCTGTTCCTCCACTACCAACTACAATTGGAAATGCACTTCCGGTTGGTATAAACATAGACCCACTAATAACTCCACCACCTCCACCGCCTCCGGCATAACCTGCAGGTGTTGAGGCTCTTCCACCTCCTCCACCTCCTGCAAATATATAATATGTTATGAGGTATTCGGTAGCATCTTCAACTACAAAATTAAATCCACAATCTTTTGGTAAAATACCACCCATTATATCTCCTAATATTGGCCCTAATAGTTGTAATTGACATTCTCCGTTAGATAAATTATAATTGTTTATTGCACGAAGGTGATAATAATTACCTCTCCACTCTACAATATCATTAAGTTCCATTTTGAAATAATCTGCAAGAGGAATGATTGCTGAACAATTTATTAATCTTGTTTTTGGATTATATAGAAGAGAAACATAACTGTCCCAATATTCTAAAAAAAGCGATGATGAAGGTAAAGCACCATATGCAACTGCTTCGTTATTAAAAAGAAGTGATTTACTTCCTGCTGTTGGGAAACTACCTGTTACTACATTGTAATTATCAAAATATGGAAAACTCGTTTGTGCATAAGTAACTCCTGATTGAGTAAGTGACCCACTTTCTATATAGTAAGTTTCACAATCAACCAAACCATTATAATAAAACAAACGTGGTAAAACACGACTAGGATTATAATTCTGGTCGGAAATGTAAGTTGGTATGTTTATAGGAATTATCTGTGACATATTAGCAAGATTGTAATAATGAAACTTGACCAGTAGAGTCAATAAATGCTGAATATTTTTGGAAGAAATAAGGATAACCAAATTTCCAATAAGAGAAACCACCATCAAATACGGTAGTTAAATTACTATCTGCATACAATTGAGTAACATTTTGTGGGTCATTTTCAATAGCATATACAATAGTTGGATAGTAATAAGTTTGTGAACATGCTGATGCATTATCATACCATCCTCTATCACCAATAACATATTGATAAGAAATAACAGGAGGAATAATACCACCAACACTTCCTGAAAGACCTGTACCTGCTATTTTAATTAGAGGTGAAGATGCAAATGTTGTTTTTACTTCAAACTTACCTTGTGAGAAAAAGTTTTGTGTATCTGTATAATATGTTTTACCATATTCTCTATTTGCTGCTTTACTGAATTGTTGTGAAATATAATCCTGGTCAAGTGTATCGCCAAAGTTTAATTGGTTTACAGCAAGATTATTTGCAGGAATTACTTCTATTTTTTGGTCTAAATTAATGTATTTATTAAAATCTTTTATCTCACCTTGCTTATACCAATTAACAAATGGCTCTATAATAAATTGGCTATTTTTAGTTTTATCAGGGTAGATTACTAAATTAAATTTTCTTTGTAATCCTACAATAAAATCAATTTGTTTAATTCCATTTGTACCAAAAGGCATATTCGCAGGTATATCCATAATAAGCCCATCTGCTGCTTGGTCAACTTGCTTTACCTCTATATAAGATTTAGTTGTAGAACCAGGGTCAAGAGTTACAAGGGGTTGCGATGTAGGTGGTGCGTTATTAGGTGATTGCCTGATTTGAAAATAATAATCACCAACAGGTATATCAAATAATTTAAATTGCTGTGATAATTCGTATGTTGTATTTATACCACCTGTTCTACTTTGTTGTAATTGGTCAAAGAAATTAATAAATGATTGTAATGCAATAGTTGCAACAGGAGTAAAACTACCTGTTTGTACCATTCTTAATCCCCATGTTCCATTTGCCGAAAATGTTCCTGGCATATTGTTTACAGAGCAACTTACATTTACATTTATGTTTAGTACGCCTGAAAGGTTACTTCTTTTAGTAACTCTATATGTTCCATCATTATAAAAACCTTGTACATCAGATAATTCGTTGTACCAATTTAGTGTAGTCCAACTACCTGATGCCAGAGTTACATCTGTCATTCCACTACCTGATATTGGCCCTACTTTTATTTTACCAAAAGTTTCCAAATCAACACCATTAAATTCTGGGTATTTAAGTGCATAATTACAAACCATATACACATCATCCAAAGCACCACCATTTATAAATGAAGAAGAATAAGTAAATCCTGCTTCTTGGAATATTGCATCTAATACTGCTTTAGTTCTTATAGCAGGTTTAAAGTTTTGCACTGTCAATGCACCATCCAAAGTATTCATACCATAGGTAACTAAACTACCTTGTGTAAACTGATAACCACTTCCATAATCTGCAAGAGGATAAACAATGTTTCCATTGAATAAACCACCACTCCAACTTGCTGTAATATTATCATAAGATGCGGTGTGGTTATATTGTGATAGTGTAGATAATTCAGTTAAGAAACTTCTATTGATTTGTCTTGCAAATGATGATAACCCACCATAGACTGTTATCTCATATGAGTCAATATATTTGTTTGCAAGTACATTTACTTTATTTAATTGTAGATATCCATCAGCAAGTATAAAAGCACCGAAGTCAAAATAGCATGGAACTTTTTCATTTGTTGCAAATAAGAACGGGTTTTCAACTGAAATATCATAAACATGCTCAAAGAACGCATTATTTACTTTTGTACCAGGGACGGTAATCTGACGAGTAAAGTCTGCAGGGAGAACGCCTAAATCAAATAGACCTGTAACATTATCCGACAAGAATATATCCTCATCTTCAAATAAGTCTAATTGCGTATCTCCATTTGCAATTAATCTATAAACAAAACCTTGTGTTGATATTATACCCATTAGATAATAAGTTTATAAGCTTGTCCCCAATTAAATTCAAATGCGTATTGGATTACTTTATCTACCACACCTGTTTTAAAGGTAATGCTATCTGTTCGGATTGTTATTGGTCTTAAATCACCATCCGCTTCATCATATATCCAATAAACCTCATCAGATACCAATAGTTGTTTGAATATTTCATTATACGCCTCATCAACCCAATCTGTATTTACCATAATTGTTTGAGTTGAGTCAGATATATAATTTAACATTGAACTATCGTAGTTATTATATTGTAATGAACTACCTTGCCATGTTCCTAATTGAGGTTGATATGTTTTACGCGTTGTATTGAATGATTGTCTATTAACCATATTAAAGTTAAACCAATCAAATTGTCCGTATCTGTTTTTCCATTTGATACGAATGTTAGGATATTTTTGCTCACAAACTATATTATAAGTTAGAGATTGTCCTAAATCAGTGCTGCCTGATTGTGCTTGTATTGTATAAGTTGAATAACTACCACTTAAAGGAAATCCTGATTGTGAAGGAAATAGTGGATAACTTTGTATTTGACCTGAAGATGAAGTTGACCCGCTCAAAGTATAATATGCGGTCTGTGATATATCAGAAGTATATTTTATTCTATTAGGTTGTGAGCCTGAATTTGCTACACCAACATACACACCTGTTACACCTTTATTTGTAGTGAATGCAGATTGTGTTGCCGGTCCATCTGTCATTAGTGGCCAATGTGGAGTTTTTGCACTTATAGGTTGTCCAATTGGTTCTTGAAATATTGCATATCCATCTAATGCTTTATACACAGATGAACTTACATAAGAACTTGTTATATAACTACTTCCTGAAAGATACTGCCATCCAAATGCAACTTTGTAAAAAATTACATTAGAAGTATTAACTTGTGCAAGGTCTTGTAGTGTTGAATTTATAATTCTACTTATATCAAATATTCCATACAAAGATGTATTAGGATATTTTGCAAGAACATAATCCACACTTCCTGAACTGCTTTCGCTGCCAGTCCAATAACTTAAATCACAAATATATTGAAACGCATTATTATATGTAAGCGAGCCAGATGTCTCTATAACAGAAAATACTATTGGTGATTGTGCTAGAGAACAAGTAGCAGGAGTTTGAACAATTGTTAAAGCCATTACTAATGTTTAATATATAACCGATTTGTAAGAAAAAATAGTTGATGGTTATGCTGTTCTAACACTTTTCCTTAAGTCACTTGCTATTTCTTTTCCTATTGATTTTGCAAACGCTTTATATAATCGTTTTACATCACTATCTTTAAATGCTTTTTCAGCATAATCAAAATTAGCAGGATATCTCTTTTTTATAGTTGCAGTTGTTCCTTTACCTCTACCATATGGTTTATTCCAAAATTGTCCATATCGGGCACCTGGTGGTGCAAAGAAAAGAGTAACCTTACTATCAAATGTTTTATCATTCCATTTAACCATTCTATCCAATGTATTATAGGATTTTATTTTATTGGATAAGTTACCTGTATCGTATGGAGCAATGGTTGCTGCAAGAGTTCTTATTCTCTTTGCAATCTGGTCTAATGCAATAGGTCTCTTTCTAGCCATTAACAATTAGGATGGTTATAATAAGAAGATGATGGATATAGGTCATATAAACATCTTGGTCTATCGTTGTGTGCAATAAGTGTAAATGTTGAAACCCAACCTGCTAAACCATTATTAAAACGGTCTACAAATGGCTCATTTAGTATATCATCTGTAATATCAAATGATTGCACTGAATATTGTGTGAATGATGTAAGGTCATTAAGTATTGCAAGTGTATTTGCAAGAATATCTACCGTGTCATCAACACCATAAAAATCTATTGTTTGTTGGTTCCAATCATATTCTGCAACATTGATTGCGGTGCCACTTTCGTCAGGTCTATTTTTAATCTTGTCCGCAACTACCAATTGTATCTCATGCAAAGAAGTTGTTCCACTAAATGTTGTGCTTAATACATTCACATTCATTAGTGGATACATTGGAAACTCTCTATCATCAACAATCTGAATATCGCCAGTTGTTACCTTTGCGATTTGTGGATGATTAGTTCCAATTGTTTTAAAATACTCTAAAACATTATAGAGTAGTGTATAATTGACTCCCTGATTATTTTGTAAATAGTTTGGCATGTATTATAATTGTATTCCCTGAAAATATTGATTTGTTTGGTCTGGATATATCTGTGTTTGATTACCAACAGACTCAAGGTATTGTGGAATATTTTGTGAATATGAAATTAAATAGTTTTGCATACGAAGTGCATAGTAGTCAGCATTTGCTTGTGCTTTCTGAAGAAGATAATCTATTTCAGTTTTATCAGGAGCATTACCCTGTTCAGATGTTTGCTTTACAGCACCATTAGATTTAAACTGAATAGAAGAGAATGGAATATATTCTACACATGCATACCAAATCATAGTTGGTTTTACATATTCATCCATTAATTCTTTGTAATACCCTGTGAAAGGTGTTCCATTTGATATCTGTAATTGCAAATAATCAAATAGGACAGTTCCTAAAAGGTTTTTGATATATTTGTCCTGTGCAGTTCTCATAAATGGAAGTAATGCATCAGCATCAATTGCACCCTGTAATGGAGTGTTTTTGATTATATCGTTTCTACTAATAAAAAGTGCGTAAGCCATAGTTTATTTTATTTATAAATTTCGTATTCTTTTGTGTTAAATTCCATCATATTAAATGCTGAAATAGGTTCATCTGGTTTAATCTCTTGCACATCAGTAGTTGTTTCATCCTCTGTTGTAGCTGGATTTTCCATACTATCATTTACATCTTCTTCTACCTGTGATACAGTCTGACCTGTTTCTTCTGCAGTTTGAGAAAGAATTACTAATGGAGTTAATTGTTCAAAGTATAATTCTAATTCTCCACCATATCCACCTTCACGAAGAATATAATCCATTGAATTAATAAGTATATTTTGGAATGGTGCAATAGTCATTGTTTGTAAGATACTAAATGCTGTTTTCATTTCTTCAGATTGAGATGAGAAACCATTTGCTTGGGTTCTGATACCAAAAAGAAGTGGTGAAGTAATTCTGTGTCCTACTAATATTCTATCCTGTGCATATTCTGCAACATACTTAAACTTCTCATGCAGATTATCTACATTAATAACGTCCAAAGTTGGTTTAGTTGCAGGGTCATCATTGAATGAAACCATAAACTTACCTGCATTATTAGTTCCTGTAAACTTTGCGTAAAGCAAATCTTCTATCGTTTGTCTCTCTTCAGGAGCAGGTACACCATTATTAAGGTTTAACATTAAAACAGGCAGGAACCCGTTCTCTATTGAGTTTAAATGAAGATTAGAGAGTTCTCCCTCAATGATTGAATATTGCATTGCTGAAACCCAATCAGGTAGGGAATAATAGTATAGATTTGGAGAATAATTTTTAATCCAAAAGATTTCCATTTTCTCTGATGATGTTCCAAACGCAGGTATTCTTTTTTTATCTCTTACCTTTCTTTGGTCATTCCAATCTACACAATAATAATAATTTTGGATACGAGGTGTATCATAAATCTTTTCAGCACGAAGTGTTTGAACAGGTACATGATATATCTTAATGATTTTTGTATGGTCATCATTCCAATATACTTGCCAAGCTGCATTACCAAATAACTTTAGGTCAAATGCTGCTCTCTTAACATCTTCTTGTGGTATTAAACGATTTAGAGTATCGTTAAACCCTTCATTCTTTGAATATAAACCTTTACCATAAATCAAATCAGCAATACCTTCAATACATGCTGCAGTTGTTGTTGATTGATTATAGCATAGATTTGTTATTCCAAAAAAATCATCTTGGCCAAATACTCCGAAAGGTATCCAGTTGTATCTGGTTTTTGTATCCTCTCTGATTATGGGTAATGCGTTGTTACCACTAATGTTTACTACTGAAAATTCTGTTTTTTGTTTCATATTCTATTTTTATTAACATCCTGCTGTGTTATTTAATGTGCAATTTGGTCCTAATACTCTAGCAGTTTTACCATTGTATGTTATATCCTTATATTGAGTTCCTGTTAAATCAAATGTTTCGTATGGAGAAAATCCTCCAACATCTATTCTAACACTACCGCTAATTCTTGTTCTATAAAAATTACCTGGTGATAATGAGCCTCCCGAAGTAGTTGACCAAGTTCCACTACTCATTGTTCCTGCGTTGAAGAAGAAATCTCTTCCACCTGGATTTAAATCCCAACTTGTTCCGTATGGAGTTGTGCAACCTGCATCTGAACTCATAAATGTTTTTAGTTCTGCAAATTGAATACCAATTCCAGTTCCTGATGAATTACTTCCTGACCAACATACATCAAATCCTTGTCCACCTATTTGATTTCCAAAATAGAATACTAAATCAACAGGCGAAGCAGTTGTTGTAGTTGTCGTTGTTGGAGCTAATGTTGTTGTTGTAGATGTCGTACTCGTTGTTGATGTCGTAGACGTAGTCGTAGATGTCGTTGAAGTAGTTGTAGTAGTTGGGCCTGCAGTTGTTGTCGTTGATGTAGTTACAGGACCAGGTTGTGGACAATCACTTTCATAATATACATACTCATTTTCCGATTGACGAGATATTTCACATGGTATTTGGTCTTCACCTGCATTAGCAATTGGTATTTGGTTTACATATGCAGGTTTATTTACACTTTGTGATGCAAATACCTGAAGTGAACCATTCCAAATTGAGTCATAAAGTGTATATGGAGTTGTTGAACTCGTTATTGCAGGTCTCAACCACATTCTATATTCATCTCCTGGTATTGGATTTAATGGTATTTCTAAATTAAATGTGATACCAACCATACTTTCGCATTCGTTATATGACCAACTACCAGCATTAAATGCATAATCATCTAATGATGTCATATTTTCTGTATAAACAACCATTATGTTGCTGCCAGATGGTATTTGCTTGGTTCTAATGTTGTATGAGTTATACCCACCGAGAAAATAAGTAAGCATTATGTGAAATTATTTATTATTTAACAATCATTGAAGTGAAAATAGTTAAAACAAAAAAACCCTACTCAATTAAGAGTAGGGTTTAATTATATTAAGCGATATACTGCTTTAGCTATTAGTTCCATACACAATTGTAGGTAATCCATTACCTGTCAATGCTGCGAATGGATTTGTTGTTGTAGAGCCGCTGATAAATGCTGCTGGTAATTTTTCTTGACCAGTAAATGTGGCGCTGTATCCGTACAAATCGCCCATACCTGCTCCAGTTTGAATTGTTCCTGCTGTCATATCTGCACCTTCTACTTCACCAACTAACAAAGCATCTCCGTTCATTGTCCATACAACGATTTGAGGTCTACCATAAGCCATAAGCTTTAATTGAGTCGTCATTTCGTTAGTCAACTTCTTCAAGTTCAATACTAATTCTTGTGAGAAGAATGTTGTTCCGTTTTCTCTTGAAGTGTTCACGGTTTCAGTATATGCACTTGTTCCTTTCAACTGATAGTAATAAACGGTGCTACCAGAAGGAAATGCGGTGATTTCACCACTTCCGTTTTTAGTGAAAGACCCAGTAGTGTAGTTTAAGAAGTATACGCCGGCTAGGCCACCGATACTATCTTTACACACTTCGTTTCTTCCAGCTGATAAATTACAAGCCATAATACTTTAATTTTAATGTGTTAGTTAATTGATTAGTATGCACCATAGTACACGATGTCTTGTCCGATACCGAACTGAACACCTGCTGTGTATCTCATTATGATACGATAGTTTTGAGAACCATCCAAGTTAGCCATGTCTAATACTCTTACTTCGTTATGGTCAGATAATAAACCTGTTCCGAAGAATAAGTTTGATTTCTGAGCTGCAACGATTTTAGATGCACTCATACCAGGGCAAAGAACGATTTCGATACCATTGAAGTTGAAAGGCTTCTCACCCACGTTCATTTGGTTGTTCCATCCGTTTGCACCGATAGCACCACCTGCTAATGCTTGCTGATATGCTTTAGCTACATTTGTAGATACATACAACAATACATCTTCTTTACCATATACGGTATCAGGGATTGTGTTTACAACAGAATTTAATTTGTCTAACACGTTTGCTGAAGTTACGCTACCAGAGATAACGATACTACCAGATTTTGCTGCTAATACTGCAGTTGCACCACCTGCTGCGATTGAAGCAGAGAATGCAGTTTCAAAACCAAGGAATTGACCGTTAATGTTAGCACCCTGCCAAATAGATTGTTCGGTTGCTTCTGCTACCTTACCACCTACATAAGAGATTAAGAAATCGTTGAAGTTAGCTGGGATAGAATCGAAAGCTGAATAGCCTAATTGTAATGCTTCCCAAGAATCAACGAACTCTTGCTTACATAATTGTAAGTTAACTTGTAATTCTTTTGGTTCAAGTATTCTTTCAGATAATACTACACTACCTGAAGTTACGAAATCGCAAGATGCGTCTTGCACGATACCATCAACTGCTACCTTTTGTAAAACTTCTTTGAATTTTACATTTGGGTGGATGGTAATCAATTTGTTGTCAAGCGTTCTAGCT